TGCCTGCACTGACCCCCGAGCAGAAGGAAGCCCTGGCACCCCCACCCCCCTTGCTGGGTGTGGGCGGCAATGGTCCGCCGGGCTCCCAGGGCGGACCAAAGCCTCCCGGGGGTGATAGCCCTGTACCCGGCAAGGCACAACCCGCTGCAGGAGGTACGGGCAAGCCGGTGGGAAAACATCAAGGCTCTGGACTGCGGAAGGTGAAGTCACTCACGCGGGACAGGGCAAGCACGAAGGCGTGTACAAGCGGTATCACCAAGCTGGTGAAGCCTGCACTTGCGAAGGCGGGTGCCGGAGTCAGCAAGCTGCTCGCTGACAAGCTGACGAAGGGCATTAGCGCAGATGACCAAGCGAAGAAGCTAATCGCTGCGCTGACCTTCGACGAGTTGAAAGACCTAGCGCCCGAACTGGCCGAAATGCTCGAAGACATGGCCGCTGATGGCGGTGAACAAGCCCTGGTACAAGTCATCAGCGAGATCACCAAGGACCAGTTATCACAAGTCAACGAGCGCGCTGTGGCCTACTCGAAAGAGCGCTCGGCCGAACTGGTGACGCAGCTGGATGAGTCCACACGTGATATGCTACGCGCTACAGTGACGCAGGGCATCGAAGAAGGATGGTCCAACGACAAGCTGGCCAGCGAGATCGAAGACAGCTACGCATTCGACCCCGCACGAGCAGAGACCATTGCGCGCACCGAGACTGCCTATGCCGACGTACAAGGCAACCTCGAAGGCTACCGTGCAAGCGGGGTCGTCAGCGGCAAGCAGTGGATAATTGCACAGGACGAGTTTTGCGATGAATGCAACGAGCTCGACGGGGTCGTAGTGGGCCTCGACGAACAGTTCCCTGGTGATGGCGGTGATGGTCCTCCGCTTCACCCCAATTGCAGGTGCGACATCCTGCCCGTACTCACCGAGGAGACCCCATGAAACACATCACTGCTTTGGTCCTGCTCGCCGCGCTCTGTGGTTGCGCAGGCGCTCCGGCTCAGCTCGAGAACCGACTCGTCTGCACCCGAAAGGGTGACAAGGTGTTCGTCGTTAGCCAATATGGTCCGTTCGGCATCACCACCACCATCAGCGCTGAAGACGCTGCCACCCTCTGTGCTGCTCCCGCAGCCGCGAAGTAAGGAGTCACGAACGTGGCCAAGAAGCGCATCTACGCGAACATCGAGAAGGTCGAAGCCCAGGATGACGGCACACTGAAGGTCTGGGGCTTCGCCTCGTCTGGTGCCGAAGACAGTGACGGTGAGACCATCACCCCCGAAGCCATGAAGGCTGCGCTGCCCGACTACATGAAGTTCGGTGCCGTCCGTGAAATGCACCAGTCGATGGCCGCTGGCACCGCGATCGAAGCCTCGGTCGACGACACCACGGGCAAGACCATGTTCGGCGCACATGTGGTCGACCCCGTGGCGGTGCTGAAGGTGCAGACCCAGGTGTACAAGGGGTTCAGCATCGGTGGCAAGGTGACCGAGCGTGACCCGATGAACAAGAAGATCATCAAGGGTCTGAACCTCGTCGAGGTGTCCCTGGTGGATCGTCCGGCCAATCCTGATGCCGTGTTCACCATGTACAAGGCTGCTTCGACGCCGGAAGACGACGTTGTCGAACTGGCCGAACTGCTGGACGCGGGTACGGTGACCCCGGCTCAGGTGCTGGAACTCATCAAGGCCAGCAAGCCAGCAGAGCAACCGGTTCCCAGTGAGGCACCCCCTCAAGGGGGTGTGCCTTCAACGGAACCGGTGCCAGCTGAGATCGTCAAGGGCATGTACTCGGTCGCTGACTTTGCCAGCGTGCTCAACTCCATTAGCTACATCGCAAGCGAATCTGGCTGGGAGTCGCAGTACGAAGGCGACAACAGCCCGATGCCCGCTGCGCTGTTCAAGTGGCTGCAGGACGGCATCGAGCTCTTCAAGGGCATGGTCGCCGAAGAGACGGCTGAGATGGTCTCCAACCTGCGCGCTGCGGCGAACCTTCCTGAAGTCATCACGCTCGGTGACAGCGTGGCTGACAAGGTGTCCAAGGCCGGTGCTCGGTTCAGCAAGGCCACGAAGGAAGCCCTCAGCAAGATCCACGGTGCCTGCAAGGAAGCCAGCGCCCACCTGGACGGCTTGAACTACAACGACGATGAAGACGCCGGAAAGACTGACGACGCGCTCAACGTGACCAAGGCTGCTGCCGATACCATTGGTATCGCCCCCAACACCGACGATGTCCAGAAGGCCATCGCTACCGCAATTGCGCCGCTCAATGAGGCCTTGGAGAAGGCCAGAAAGGAATCCGACGACCTGCGAGCAACGGTCGCTGAGCTCTCGAAACGTGCAGCCCCCGGCAAGGCATTGCTGAAGGCTGTGGCCCTCACCAAAGGACAGGACGCCCTCCCTGATCCGACTGCAACACCTGTCGCTGCCCTCCCGCCGGAAGGCACTCCGCAGCGCGCAGAAGCCGAGATGAAGAAGGTCTTCGCTCAGGGGGGCCGTCGGCTCACCTGATTCCAATCCACACTTCGACCCGTCCGTAACTCTCTCCACCAGGAGCATCCAATGAAGAGCATCCGTTTCACCCCGCTGCAGATGGGCCTGTTCGCCCTGACTGCCGTGGCCGGTATCGCAGCCGCGTTCGGCCTGATCGATTTCCACACCGTCCTCCCCGGCTTGATGCTGGCCAATGCGCCTCTCGCCCTGACCCAGGAAACCCTGGAACTGGCGAAGGGTGCGCTGTCCAAGTCCGACGACAACATCACCAAGTCCGTCACGACCGGTACTGGTCTGGTCGCCTATGACCTGCAAGCCCCGGCGAAGAACCTGTATCCGGTGAACACCCCGCTGCGCAACCGCATTCCGCGTGTCGGCGGCGGTACTGGTCTGGCGACCAACTGGCGCGCTGTGAAAGCCATCCTCGGCTCGGGCTTCGACGCGATGGGCTGGGTGCCTGAAGGCCAGCGCACCGCACGCATGAGCTACACGACCGAGACCAAGGCTGCGAGCTACGTGACCATCGGTGAAGAAGACCAGGTCACGTACGAAGCCATCAGCGCTTCGCGCACCTTCGAAGACATCCGCTCCACCGCGTCCATGCGCGTGCTGCAGAAGATGATGCTGAAGGAAGAAAACGCGATCCTCATGGGCAACGCGTCCGTCAACCTGGGTACCCCTGCCACACCGACCGTGTCCGCCGCCGGTACCGGTGCCACGCTGCCTGCTGCCACCTACTCGGTGATCGTGGTGGCGCTGACCGGTGAAGGCTTCCGTGGCGGCTCCGTCGCCGCTGGCATCCCGACCGTGCAGACCTTCACGGGTGCCGACGGCCAGACCTACACGCTCAACGGCGGTTCGTCCAACAAGTCGTCTGCGGCCTCGCAAGCGGTCACGCTGGGCCAGATCCTGTCGTGCTCCACAACGGCCATCAACGGTGCTGTCGGCTACGCGTGGTTCACCGGTGTGTCGGGCAGCGAGCGTCTCGAGAAAATCACCACGATCAACTCGGTCACGTTCAACTCACCGCTGCTGGGCACGGGCCAGCTGGCTTCGTCCATTACCGCTGTGGACAAGTCGAGCAACGCGTCGCTGGCCTTCGACGGACTGCTGTACTCGGCCTTCAAGTCGGGCTCCGGTGCCTACATCAACACGCTGGCCACTGGCACCCCCGGTGTCGGCACCGTGCTGACCGCTTCGTCGCGCGGTACCGTCAACGAGATCGACCTGATGCTGCGCACGATGTGGGACCAGTACCAGGTCTCGCCGACGGTCATCTACGTCAACGCGCAAGAGCTGAACAACATCACGACCAAGACCCTGCAAGGTCCGTCCTCGTCACCGCTGCTGCAGATCTTCACCGATCCGAAGTCCGGCTACCAGGGCATGATGGCCGGTGGCGTGGTGGGGTTCTACTTCAACCCGTTCGCCATGGACGGCGGCATCAAGATTCCGATCATGATCCATCCGGCACTCCCGGCGGGCACCATCGTCGGCTGGTGCGAAGACCTGCCTTCGATGTACAAGTCGAACAACGTCCCGAACGTGGCCGAGATGAAGACGCGCCAGGACTACTACCAGATCGACTGGCCGCTCCGCACCCGTGCGCAGGAATTCGGCGTCTACGCTGAAGAAGTCCTGGCCGTGTACGCGCCGTTCGCGCTGGGCGTGATCACCAACATCGCCAACGGCTAATCCGGCCTCGGTGACAACCTGACCCCGGCTTCGGCCGGGGTACTCACTTTCGACAAGGAGATTCACACATGGCGAAGCTGAAAGCCCCCGACAACTGCACCAGCTGCTCGTTCAACGAAGAAGTGTTCGAAGTCGACGACAAGGGCACCGTCACGGTCCCCGAAGAAGCGGTCGCCGACCTGCTGGACCACGGGTTCACCATCGCATCGGCTGAACCGCCGAAGAAGGCCAAGTGATGGAAGCTACCCCCAACATCGCTGGTCAGCTGTTCAGCGTGCCTGCTGATCAGTCCGACGCCCCCGGCATGCACATCGCGGGCGGCTGGCACCCGTTCACGCAGCACCCCGATCACGGCACGGTCGTGTTGATGCCTGTCGGCGGTGACTACGCGCTGCTCGGCGGTCTCGGCTTCCAGCTGCTGGCACACCAAGCGCCCAGCGACGCGCAGGCCCCGCTGGATGGCATGGATATGGGTTTGCACGTTTAGACCCACGGCAACGCAGCCTAGGAGGTTTTTGCTGGGTGGCCCACGCACCCAGCACCCTCCCACCCCCACACCTAGGGCAACCACATGGCCGACCTGACTACCATCGCGAACCTCAAGCAGTGGCTGAAAATCACTGATAGCACCAACGACGCGCTGCTGACTCGACTGGTGTCAGCGTCGTCGGAATTCATCACAACGTGGTTGAACCGGGACATATTCCTCCAAGCGTACACCGGAGTAGTGGACGGGTTCGGCGGGTACAAGAAGGTCTTGGAGAACTACCCGGTCGTTTCGGTGTCGTCGGTCACCGTCGACCAGGCCCCCATCCCGCTGTCGATCAATGGCGGCAACGGGTACACCTTCAACAAGTGGCGGGTAGCGTTGATCGGCTACCGGTTCAACGTGGGTGTCAGCAATGTGGTCATCCAATATACCGCTGGGTACGCTACGGTTCCGCCCGAACTGGAGCAAGCCTGCATAGAGCTCGCGGCTCTGCGGTACAGGGAACTGGACCGAATCGGGTTGATCAGCAAGGGTCTGGCCGGGGAGACCATCACGTTCACGCAGCGTGACTTCACGCAGTCTGTCCGCACCTCGTTGACGCAGTACAAGCGGGTGTTCCCGCTGTGATCAAGGGTGAAGTCCTCGGCGGTGAAGCGGTAGCCCAAAAGCTGCGCGGCAACGACGAACGGCTGCGTACCGGGCTGACCCAGAGCATCGGCCGATTGGTGCTCACCCTGCAACGTAACGTGAAGCAGGGCAAGCTCAGTGGGCAGGTGCTGAATGTGCGCACTGGTCGGTTGCGTCGCAGCATCAACAGCCGCATGGAGCAGCCCAACACTGCTCACCCCGCTGGCGTGGTAGGTACGAACGTTAGCTACGCACGCGCATGGGAGCTAGGCTTCAGCGGCACGGTCAGCGTGCGCGAGTCGCTGCGTATGCAGGTCACTGCATTCGGTAGGTCTATCGAACCCCAACAGGTGACTGTTCGGGCACATCAACGGAAGGTCAATATGCCTGCCAAGTCGTTTCTCGGCAGCGCATTGCAAGATCTTCAACCCGAGATCATGCGTGAGCTATCGGGGTCGGTCACGGAGGCAATACGATGAACCGGGAGGCCATCTACTCGGCGCTGTTCGCCAAGCTACAGGGCAGCGCCAACTACGTCACAGTCAGTCGTCGACTGCTGCACTGGAACGACGTACAGACCAGTCA